GGCAAAGCGATCTCCTTCCTCAAGAGCGTGGTCGTCGCGCACGAGTAGCGCGCGCTCCGGCCGCCCCCGCGCGGCCTCCATCACACGACGACGTGGAGGCCCAAGACGATGCTCTTCCGGAACCCGTTCACCATCAAAAACCACCAGGTCAGGATGCACATGCAGGGCGGGACGATCCTCAGCGACGGCGGCCCGCCCGTCCAGCAGTCCGATCTCACGATCGAGGGAGTGCTCGCCGGCGAAACCCGACGGCACTACATCGTCTGGGCTCCGAAAGTGATGGCCGAGGGCGCGAGCTCGGACCCGGTCGACCTGTGGGGACACGTGCAGATCCCGCGAGAGCGTGTCCTCTTCATACAGGTACTGGCTTGATGCCGCGGCCTATGACTCCCGCTGAACGGCGTGCGAGCGCCGAAGAACGCCTCTGGGCCTCCCTCGTCGAGTCCGAGGCTGGATGCTGGGTGTGGACCGGCGCCCTTCAGGACGGATATGGCCGAATGTGGAGCGGCGAGCGGCCCATTCTCGTGCACAGATTCGCCTACGAGATCGTTGTTGCACAGCCACCGATCTGGCCACTGCAGCTAGATCACCTGTGCCGCAACAGGGCGTGTGCTAACCCAGCGCATCTTGAGGTCGTGAGACCAGTCGAGAACGTACGGCGGGGAGCAAAGGTTCTCGACTCACATTGCAGGAACGGGCATCGTCGTACCCCGGCGACGACCTATCTGACGGTGGATAACAGCGGCCGCCGCCGGCGATCCTGTGCCGTATGTGCACGGGAGTCAACCGCGAGGTACCTAGAGAAAAAGAAGGCAGCCTGATGTCAGGGCTGGTGCTGGCCACCACGACGGGCAACCGTGAGGTGCGCGCCGTCAGCGGAGCGGTCCCCTGGGGGCCATCCACGGTCCCGCCGCCCCCTGGCTGGGGCGAGGGAGGGCTGAACGTCACGCAGCAAGCGGCGCTGCAGATCGCGACCGTCTACGGCTGCGTCAGTCTGCTCAGCAGCTCAGTCGCGACCGCTCCACTGCGGCTCGTCGACAGTGACATCCCGAGCAAGGCAAAACCGCTCCCGCCGTCGCCGCTGCTGGTCCAGCCGTACGCCGAGATGACTCGTCTGGAATGGGTCGTCATGTTCGTCGCGAGCCTCGCGCTACGCGGCAACTTCTACGGGCAAATCATCGAGCGGGACACGGAATTCACGCCGACGCAGATCAAGCCGATCCCGGCCGACAACGCGAAGGTAAAGCGCAACCGGTCAGGCGAACTGGAATACCGCTTCTACAACAAGAAGGTCCCGATCGACGACGTGTTCCACGTCAAGATGCTGACGATGCCGGGGATGCTCACCGGCGTCAATCCGATCGAAGCGCTGCGCCTCACGTTCAGCCTGTCGCTCGAGCAAGCCCGGTTCGGGGAGAGCTTCTTCAAAAACGCTGCGTACCCCGCCGGCGTGATCGAGGTTCAAGGCAAACTCGCGAGGGACGAGACCAAGGCGATGCTGAAGAGCTGGCTCAGCGCGCACCAAGGCCTCAACCAGGCCAACCTCCCCGCGATCCTCACCGACGGCGCAGTCTTCAAACCCGTCACCATCACCCCCGAGGACTCGCAGTTCCTCCAGTCCCGCGGCTACTCGGCGACCGAGATCAGCGGCAGCATCTTCAGGACCCCACCGCACATGGTCGGCCTCGTCGACCGGAGCACGAGCTGGGGCCGCGGCGTCGAGCAGCAGGAGCTCGGCTACACCCGCAACACCCTGCAGGACTACACGGGCCGGCTGCAAGACGCGCTCACCGCGCTACACCCGCCCGGCCAGTTCGTGATCGTTGATCTCAGCCACCGGCTGCGAGGCGACACGCTCGAGCGGGCGCAGGCCGCGTCGCTGCTGATGCTCGCCGGGATGGGCGTCGCAGACGAGTTCCGCGGCGAAATGTTCGACATGCCGGCGCTGCCCAACGGCGAAGGCAAAAAGCTCTACGTCCCGATCAACACCGAGCTTCTGCAGGCCGCGCTCGCGCAGGTCGCCGCGGCGAAGGCCGCAGCCGAAAACCCGCAGCAGATGCCCGAAGACACACCCGACGACGGCCAGTTCTAGGAGGCCGCATGGAGCCACGCGCGAAGTACACGCCCGAGCAGACCAAGAAGCTCGGGGACGAAGGCAAGGCGTTCCGCGCCGACGACGGCTCCTACAGCTACGTCATCGTCGATGAAGTCGACGTGAAGCGGGCGGTCCGCGCGATCTGCCGCGGTGACGTCACTCACAACAGCGCCCGCGCCTACGTCGCCAAGCGCGCCAGCGCGATCAAGCTGGCCCAGCTCGTCCCCGAGAACTGGGCGGCCGACGGCTCGCTCAAGGAGACGAAGGGCGCCTGGTCGAACCTCGAGCAGCGAGACACCGCCAACGACGTGTTCCGCGCTCTCGAAGGCGCCGTCCAGGACAAGTACTGCCTCGAGGACGGCGACTACTACTACAGCCGCTGGTCCGTGTGGGTGAAGGACTGGTACGGCGGCGGCGGCGAGGATGACCCGTGGACCGTCGTGTTCTTCGCCGGCGAAGATGAATACGCCACCACCTTCACCTACGACGATGACCAGAAGATCGTGCTCTCCGACGAGCCGATCAAGGTCCGGCCCGTCACCACCTATATCGAACGCGCCAAGCAGCACGGTGAGACGCCCGTCGAGAAGCGCCGCAAGCCGAGCCTCGAGAACACGATCGCGATGCGCAAGGCGAGGATGCCGAAGCGCGGGGAGCGGGAGATCCGGACCGTCCCGATCCAGCAGCTCGAGCTGCGCGAGGGCGAGGTATTCACCAAAGCCAGCGAGGACAGCGAGGGACGCGCGCTCCTGCGGTTCGTCGGGTACGCCTCCGTGTTCGACCAGCGCTACGGCGTCGGGATGTACGAGGAGGTCATCACCCGCGGCGCGTTCAAGCGGTCCCTCGCGAGCAAGGACCTCGACTGCGTGCTCCGGATGGAACACGTCGACCTGCCGCTCGCCCGCACCACCGGGATCGTCACGCTCTCAGACGGCACCGAACAGGCGACCCTCACGCTCTCCGAAGACACCAAGGGCCTACGTGTCGAAGCGCTCCTGGACCCCGAGGACCCCGACGTGCAGCGGCTCGCCCCGAAGATGCGCCGGCAGGACCTCAACGAGATGTCCTTCGCATTCCGGTGCATGGACGACGCCTGGTCAGAGGACTACGGGATCCGGACCGTCAAGACCGCCGAGATCCACCGCGGGGACGTCTCCATCGTCACCTACGGCGCGTCGCCGACGACCAGCTCCACCCTCCGGTCCGAGGAGGCACTCGTCACTATCCGCTCAGCGGGCCCTGCCGGACTCATCGACGCTTTCACCGAGTGGCGCGACCACACGCTTCTCAGCCGTGAGGCGCGCGCCGGGAAGACGCTCAGCTCGTCCACGATGGAGACGCTCACGAGCGTCCTCGACCTCGTCGCGTCCGCCGACGAAGCCGTCGATGCCGCACAGCCGCTGCTCGCCGACCTGATGGGCGTCCCCAACCCCGACGACACCGACGACGGTGAAGACGACGAGGATCGCGCTGCCAGCCGGCATGAGTCCCGTCTGCCGACACCGGACTACACAACTCGAGCGCGGCTGCAGCAGGCCGCATTGGGGCGCGGACGATGAGCGGTACAGCCACCGACCCAGCTGCCCCCGAGATCCCCGAGGTGCGCGAGGTCCTCAACCTTGCCGAGGCCACCACCGATGAGCTCGTACAGCACGCCCGCAGCGGGGACTACCGGATCGTCCGCGAGCCCCTGACATACCGGTCCCCCCAAGAGGGCGGGGAACACTCCTACTTCCACGACCGGTTCATGGCCAAACGAGGCCACCAAGAGTGCGAGGAGCGTCTGAAACGGCACGAGGTGGAGTGGCGCACGAACATGAAGGAACGCGAGCTGCGCGCCATGCTCGCCGTCGACGCGCCGTTCGAGGTTCGCGTCACCCCCAACTGGGAACCAGGGCAAGGCGGCTTCTTCGCGCCGCCGCTCTGGATGATCAAGTACTACGCCGACATCCCGCGCCCCGAGCGTGTGCTCGCCCGGCTCGCCCCGAACTTCCTGCTGCCGAAGGGCCCGCAGGAAATCAACTTCCCTGTCCTCACCGGCAAGGGCCCGTCCGCCGGGCCGCAGTCACCAGACCGGCCCCCGTCGGACACCGACATCGCTGACAACGCAGCGAAGAACGGCGTCGTGACGATCGCCGGCACCGAGGACGTGCCACTGCCGATGCTCGAGCAGTCACCCGCCAGCGCTTCGCTCGACTGGCTGATCGGCAAGGCGCTCGAAGCGGCCTACCAGGAACAGCTCGAGTTCCAGCTCGTCAACGGCAACGGGGTCGGGCAGATCCTCGGTCTCCTGAACGTGAAAGGCATCAACCCCGTCGAATACGCGGGCCCCGCCGAAGGCACCACGCTGTACCCAGTACTCGGAAAGGCCCTCGCAGCGATCGGCAGGAAACGCAAGATCCCGCCCGAGGCATGGCTGATGAACACGCCCCGGTTCGCGTGGATCGCGACCTCCGAGGACAAACAAGAACGGCCGCTACTGCTCTCCGACTACGACGGGGACTTCCCGACCGCCTCGCTCGCCAGCAGGCCCGTCTACCTCGACGACGGGATGCCCACCCTCGCAAACGGGCAAGAGCCGATCATCGCCTGCTGCCCCTCAGACCTGATGGTGCTCGAGTCCGACCCCATCATCGACGTAATGCCGCAGCCGCTCGCCGGAACCATGGGCGTGCGAATCCAGACCCGACGGTACGTCGTCGGTGTCACCGGGCGCTACCCGACAGGGATCAGCGCCATCACCGGCGCGGGCATGGTGCCCGCCGCCGGCTTCTAGCAGCGCACCTCTCTCATCCCGCATTGTCGTCTCACCGGCCGTCGCGCCCGTGTGCCCCTCCGCCGAGGCACACACGGGTCCGGGAGCCTGGTCCGGCGCACCCCGGGAGTCACCCACGCCCGTCCCAGGGCTCCCGAAAGGAACACACCATGCGCAAACCCACGAAGGCCGAGCTCCGGTTTGGCAGCCCGCTGCCGCGTCTCGCAGGAGGCGACGAGGCGACTGTCCCCGCGGAGCTCGAGAACGACGAGCGGAGCCTCCTCGAGAAGATGTTCGACCGCCGCGAGGAGCTGCAGGGCGAGATCGAGCCGCTGATCGAGGGCCGCGAGAAGGAGCGCGCCGAATTCGAGAAACGCGACCAGGCCGAGAAGGACGAGGACAAGCCGACCGACGACGAGCGCGCCGCTTTCGTCGAGGCTGAAGAGCAGTTCAACAAGCAGATGCAGCGCAAGGCGAAAGAGATCAAGTCGCTGGACCTGCGCATCGAACAGCAGGAGCTCGTCCAGAGCGGCAGGGACATCGCGACCCGCGCCAGCGAGCGCGAGGCGAACCAGATTGTGATCCTCCGCGAACCCGAGGTGTACGGTCGCCACAGGGAGGCAAAGAGCGCCTCCTACTACCTCGACTACGCGGCCCGGATGCGCCCGGACCTCCGGGAGCACCTCGGCTCGAAGATCGACGGGTTCGAAGAGCGCCTCGAGAAGTACGGCAACATGATGGACGAGCTGCTGCCGAAGCGCGACGCGCAGCGCAAGCGGGTCGCCGACCGGCAGATCGAACGGGCCGAGAAAGAGACCCAGGCGCGCCTCGGCGTGCAGTACCGCGGGCTCGACGTCAGCCCATTCGAGAAACGCGCCCCCTCGAGGGAACCCGGCCAGGGTGGCTTCGGAGTCCCGCCGCTGTGGCTGATCTCCGAGTACCTCGAATTCCTGCGCCCGGGCCGAGTCGCCGCGGCGCTCTGCCGGCAGATGGCGCTCCCGCCCGGAACCGACTCGATCAACATCCCGCGGCTCACCACGCCGACGGCGATCGCGATCCAGCAGGCCGACAACGCGCCGGTCATCTCACAGGACATCAAGGACAACTTCGTGAACGCCGCGGTCAAGACGATCGCCGGGTTCGCGGACATCCCGATCCAGCTGCTCGAGCAGTCCCCCGGCACGATCATCGACCAGGTCATCACGAACGACATGATGGCCGCCTACGACGTCGCCCTCGACAAACAGGTGATCGCCGGCAAAGGAGTCGGCGCACCACTGTCAGGTGGCGAAATCAAGGGCATCTACCCGAACACCAACTGGGAAGCCACCCAGGTCGGCTGGACCGCGGCCGCACCGAAAGCCCAGGGCTTCTTCCAGGTGCTCGGGGCGATGGCATCCAAGACCGCTCAGACCAGGTTCAACCTGCAGGACTTCACGTACCTGGTTCACCCCAGGCGAGGATTCTGGGCCTTCACGGCAGTCGACACCGTCGGGCGGTTCCTCGCAGGGCAGGACAACGCCGGGTTCAGCAACTTCAACGCTGACGCCATCTACGGCTCCGAGCAGGCGCCGTTCGAGGGGTACCTCGGCAAAGTGCCGTTCGGGCCCAAGCTCTACATCGACGCGAACATGCCGGTCAACGACGCGCTCGGAGTTCCCGGCGCGGGCGCGAACGACATCGCGATCGGTGCGATCTGGGACGACCTGTGGCTGATGGAGGGCGACGTTCGCATGGACGTGTTCGACCAGACGCTCTCCGGCACCCTGGAGATCAGGTTCCGGCTCTACAACTACGCCACGCTGCTCCAGCGGTACGGCGCGTCCGTGACGATCGGCTCCGGCACCGGGTTCGCCGCGCCGGAAACCGAAGACAAAACGCCGTACTAGACCGACCACTTGCGGAGCCCCCGGCCGAACTAGCCGGGGGCTTTCGCGCGTCCTTCGACCCTGAGTGGTCGGAAAGGAGCACCCCATGTCCGGATCAGATGTCGTGTCGGCTCGTTACCCCACGACCAACCCGTTCGCCGCGCTCACAGGCCTCGCAGGCCTCGCCAGCCAGGCGAACATCACGCCGCGCAGCAACGCCGAGTTCCCAGGGATGGGCGCCCTCGCCGACGGTGCGCTCGCCGCAACCGAAGTCGGTTGCCTCGTCGCGGTTCCAGTCGAGGTCGGGCAGACGATCTCGAAGGTCACGCTGCCGATCGGTGTGACCAAAGGCAAAAAAGCCGAAGCGGGCTTCGCCGCGATATACGCCGCGCTGAACGCCAAAGGCGAAGCGAAAGAACAGCCGCTGCTCGCACAGAGCAAATCCGCGAAATTCGCGGAAACGGTCCTCGCCGAAGAACCGTTCGTGTTCACCCTCGAAAAAGAAGTGCTGATCACCGCGGCGATGGCCCCCAACGGGTTCATCTACGTCGTCATCGTGCTCGAAGCTGAAGC